TGTACTTGGCAAAGTCTAAATATACTATTAAAAAATACAAAAAATCACGAAGCAGACATAACAATACATGAATTTTTAGAGAATGTAGTATGTATAATGGTTGACGAGGTACACATGGCCAAGGCCGATGCTCTTAAGACATTATTAACTGGAGTGATGAGTCGTATCCCAATTCGTTGGGGACTGACTGGCACAGTACCTAAAGAAGCATTTGAATTTCAAGCACTAAAATGTAGTTTGGGTGCAGTCATTAATCAATTATCTGCTAGTGAATTGCAAGACAGAGGTGTATTGGCACAATGTCATGTAAATATAGTACAGCTGGTCGACCACGCAGAATTTGCAAATTATCAAAGCGAATTAAAATTTTTATTAGAAGATAGTAAACGTTTAGAAACAATATCCAAATTGGTTGCTAATGTAAACCAAACAGGAAATACATTAGTATTAGTGGATCGTGTTGCAGCAGGGCACGCATTAGTAGCTCTGTTAGGTGATCGTGCTGTATTTGTATCAGGTGCAACAAAAGGAACAAAACGCGATGAAGAATATGCAGAAGTTGCAATCAGTGATGATAAGATTATTGTGGCTACCTATGGTGTTGCCGCTGTGGGTATTAATATCCCTAGGATTTTTAATTTGGTTCTTGTTGAACCCGGAAAGAGCTTTGTCCGCGTTATTCAAAGCATTGGGCGTGGCATAAGAAAAGCTGAAGATAAAGATCATGTACAAATTTGGGATATCACCAGTACTTGTAAGTTTGCTAAAAGACATTTAACTAAGAGAAAAGTTTTCTATCGCGACGCCAATTATCCGTTTACACAAGAGAAGTTGGAATGGAAATAAAGTGGTTGCTATACGTCGACATATACTTTATAATATCACTACACGGAGAAATAAAATTAGAATTTTAACACTTGACAATGAACCTTATGACTTAGATCATTTACCTGACGAAATAGATGATATGCGATTTAGTATTTTAGACAATTCTAATCCGCAAGACCCTGACTATCACTACATACCATTAATATTTTTGGAAAGTTTTAATAGTCCTGCGTTAGTTTTACAAATAGGCAAATATAAAATTCGAATGCCAGTTGATTGGCAATTGCTTATTGGTGATCCGGATGCTGGAGACTTAGAAGTTATACCGTTATCAGCTCTTAACGATAGAGGTTTCAAAGCGTTTCAATTTAATCCCTTGTCTAGTTTTAGACCAAGTTTTTTGGACGTTGAAATTTTAGATGTATATCAGGATGTAGCATGGTACGCTCCAAAACTTAAAAATGGACAGTTATTGTGTATTCCATTAGGGGAAGGTAGTAAACCTGAGTGCGTATATTTTGTTAAAGATATTAGTCGCACTTGTGAAATAGTTAATTACAGCAAGTCCTTTTAATATGGCAAATATTTTCGAACAATATAATCCAGATGAAGAACCCATTAAACCTAATCGCATAGCCGTTAAAGAAAAAATGGTTATTGATTTAGAAAGCATGGTTAGAAATCTTCAAGCTGCAAATGAAAAAAATGTAAGAATTATTAATAAAATGGAACGCGACATTGTACGTCTCAAAGATCAAATTAGCCAATTAGCAGGTGCAATTAAACGTGGATAAACTTAGTATTGCAAATGAAATGGCATGTTTTGATCGTAAAGATCGTAAATTTTACGATAATCTTACTGATGAAGAGCGTAAAAAATTTAGCAATTATCTAATGATTCGCTGGGGTAGTAGTGTGCAAGGAAGTTCTGAATTACAAGAATATTATCTAATTGCCACTAATGAAAGATTGAATAAACATTTCTTTGACATTAATAAGCATCCTAAGTTACAATGGTTATGTTCTACTACAGTAAGTCCTGATATGGGAACGTATCGACACAATTGGATTTCTAATAAGAAAAAGGATATTGCATCTGGTGGCATTACAAAACAATTAATTGAACTATTTCCCAATTTAAAAAATGACGAAATTGAACTAATGGCTAAAATTAATACTAAGAAAGACATTGATAATTATTTAAAAGAATTGGGTCGTGACAAGTGAGTTATATCTGTCAATATTGTAAAAAAAACTTTGTAAAAGAATCTAGTTTGACTGTGCATTCTTGTGAACCAAGACGCAGGCGACAGGAAAAAGATGAAATAGGAGTACGATTAGGTTTCCATGCATACTTGAAATTTTATGAATTGACACAAGGATCATCTAAATTAAAGACATATGATAATTTTTGTGAAAGCCCTTACTATAAAGCATTTGTAAAATTTGGTAGATATTGCGCAAACACTCGTGTTATTAATCCAGCTCGATTCACAGAATGGATATTAAAACAAAACAAAAAATTAGACTATTGGTGCAGTGATAAGTTATACGAAGAATATCTTTTATTTTATCTCAAAGTTGAAACAATGGAAGATGCACTGACTAGGGCCATTGAACATGCAATAACTTGGGGAGAAGAAAAGGATTCTCCGCCTAACGGATATTTGCGCTATGGTAATCATAATGCTATTGCACAAGCTATATTAACGGGCAAAATCAGTCCGTGGGTATTATATAATTGTGAATCTGGACAAAAATTTTTAGCACAGTTAAATACTGAACATCAATCTATGATATGGCCATATATTGATCCTGATGTATGGAATAAAAAATTGAAAGAAGATCCAGCCAATCGTGCAGCAGCACAAGAATTACTTAAGAGAGCCGGCTGGTAATGAGCGCAGATGTTGATTTAGATTTAGCTGATAGAGAACAAGTTCTAAAACTTATTAGAGCAATTCCGGCGTGTCAACTTAATCAAGGACAAGTTAGAAGACATAATTCAGGCATTTATGTAACTGACATTCCTTATGATCCATTGAATCAATGTGCAGCAATAGACTACGAAACTGCCGAAAAACGCGGATATTTTAAGATAGATTTATTGAATATGTCGGTATATCAACTTATAAAATCTCAACAACACTATGATGAGTTATTGGGTAAGGAACCTGATTGGCAACGTCTTTGGACTGATGTTCAATGGGCTAAACAAATTGTTCATATAGGTAACTATACTGATTTATTGGCAAAGATGAAGCCGGATTCCATCACACGTATGGCAGCATTTATAGCTATTATACGTCCAGGTAAAGCACATTTGCAAAATCGACCATGGAAGGAAGTTTTTGATTCAGTATGGGATGGTGATGCTAGTCTTGGGTTTGTGTTCAAACATTCGCATTCGATTTCCTATGCGGCACTTGTTGCGCTACATATGAATCTCTTAGACGAAAAAACAGTTACTAGTCCGGCATCCGGCGTACAAGAGTAATGGATTTTCTTTTGGATTTCTTACGGGCTATTTCAGCTAAACTACATGCTGGTCCATGTATTATTTCTAAATCTTTATTGGCAAACGTTCTAGTATAACCTCTAAATGGTTCCCATTCCTGTTTAAGAAATATGTTAATGGGAATGCTTCTATTGCTTTCCCACCACCAAACATTAGCTAATTCTAAAAATAATTTTTTAGCTTCTATATTGACTATGCTGCCAAAATCGTACATGGTGGTGATAGCATCATCGCGGTTCTGAATTATCCCTACATATTCTTGGGAAGCATACACACACAGCGTTATAAACGGATATTTTTCGCTTAATTGATTAAAAATTTCTTTATTCATTGAATGGCAGTTATCATATAGCAATATTTATGTTCCAAAAATAAGTTGTAAAATATCACTAAATACTGGTATGTATTCAACCACTGCTTATCTTTATCAGCAACGAACAACCGTGCTATTGCTCGACAGCAGTGGGCAATATTTCACAATGAGGTACAATCCAGTGTACGCTAAAAAACTAACTTTAAATTTAGGAGTCGATAATGTACTCTTATTTTCCTTTGTTAACCAAGATGAAAAACCAGTTAACGTAAACGGCTGCACCTTTACATTTCGTATCACTGATACACAGGGCACAAATTTATTACTACAAGAACCAATGACCATACTTAATGCAGCTACTGGTCAAGTAAAAGTTTATGTTCCTGCTGCTGATACATTGGAATTAATTGCACAACCTGCTAGTTATTCCATTACTGTTCAAAGTGGTAATCTAAATCAAGCAGTATTTACAAATTCTCAAGCTGGTGCCCGTGCTCCTATAGACCTCGTTAATTCAGTATTTCCACAATTTATACCTTCAATTCCTTGCACCATACCAACTACTAGTTTAAGTTCGCAAGCACAATTAGATGGCACAGCATACCAAAACTATCCTGGGTGGGCTGGTAATTGGTATTATGGTGGTAATGGAAGTAATTTTTTCAATAATTATCAAAATACAGAATTCCATTCGAGTTTTATCCAACCTCGTAATTATGTAACTACAATTCAATTGGATTTGATCGGATATACAGGTACTATCAAAGCACAATGGGCACAAAATTATGAGAGTATTTGGTACAATGTTACTGAATCCACTACTTATCTGAACAAAACTGGCACCATTTATATGAACGTATTAGGGTGGTATCCGTTATTACGTTTATGTTTTAACAACAGTATATTTTCTACACCAAATCCTCCTGGGGTACCAGCTTCGGCCTATGCGGTATGTACTGACGGTGTATTGACTGATGTAGTATTACAAAATGGCGGGTCAGGATACTTAGCTCCGCCTAAAGTTGATATTTTAGGGAACGGGTCAGGTGCGATAGTCACAGCTAACATTGGTGGAAACGGTACAGTTACTGGGTTTAACATTATCAGTGGTGGATCAGGATATTGGCCGATACCATCAGGTGGTGTGAATCCATCTGCGTATCCGGTGCCGCCAGCTAGTCAAGGTGCATTTCCGATTATATCAACTGGCTATGCTACAAACATTCTTTACCGTTAAATTTGAATTAGCATAGAACAATCTGCTAAAATATAGTATGAATTACTATGTATATCTGTATCTGCGTAAAAACGATCTAACACCTTACTATGTTGGTAAAGGCAAAGGCTCGCGAGCATATGATTGATATCTTGTCTTTTTTGCCAGCTAAACGTAAACAAACATCAAGCGGGTGGTGGAGTTTTTGCGCGCCGTGTTGCATACATAACGGAGATAGTCAGGATCGACGTATGCGTGGCGGACTCAAAGTCAACGCAGATGGATGGAGTTATCATTGTTTTAATTGTAATTTTACAGCCAGTTTTGTATTAGGACGCAATCTTTCTATTAAGGCTCGTAAATTATTATCGTGGGTTAATGTTCCGCAAGAAGAAATCGAACGTGTTAATCTAGAAAGTATGAAGCATCGATCTATGGAAGGATTGATTCACGATCGTAATCAAACAGCTGAGGCATTATTAGGAATTCATTTCAAAGAAAGTGCTTTGCCGCCGAGTTCGATTCTATTGGATAATCAAGATCATGCTAAGGAGCTAGATTATTTAAAATCTAGACATATTCCAACAGATTATCCTTTTTTAGTTCGAACAGAAAATGTCGGGATACACTGGTCACGGCCTCACATTATAATCCCATTTACATATAAGAATATTATAGTAGGACATACTAATAGATTTTTAGATAATAAAACTCCCAAATACATAAATTCTATACAATCTGGATATGTATTCGGTACTGATTTACAACAGACTGACTGGCAATATGTAATTGTAGTCGAAGGAGTGTTTGACGCATTAAGCATCAATGGACTAGCAGTTATGCACAGCACAATTAATGATGCACAAGTCAGGCTAATAAGAAATTTAGGAAAAGAAATAATCGTAGTTCCAGATCAAGATTTGGCTGGTATGGAATTAGTAGATCGTGCAATAGAATTAGGATGGGCAGTTAGTATTCCTGATTGGCCTGACAATGTTAAAGATGTAAATGATGCAGTAATAAAAATTGGCAGGATTGCAACACTGCTAACTATATTGCAATCTAGAGAAACTAGTAAAATTAAAATTGAATTGAGGAAAAGACAACTTGTTAAACGATTACGGCATTGACACACAACGATTATTTTTAGAGATGATGTTACACGACGCAGAATCATTTGTACGTGTGCAAAACATTTATAATCCAGAAAATTTTGATCGAAGCATTAAACCAGCGGCTGAATTTATTAAAAAACACTACGAAGATTATAGTTCATTGCCTATACTGGCACAAGTATCAGCTGCGTCTGG